GCACCTGAAGGTGTGATTGGATCAAATAGTGTAAACTGGATAGGACCCCATGTTGATTTACCTTTAACGAAACGTTGAACGTTAATATGGTTTAAAGCCACTGTGCCTTGACTTAATGTTACAGCACCTACACCTTTAATTGTGTAAGCTGGGAACCCATCAATATACATGATGAATCTATTCGCTTGTTTTGGCTCAAACGCTGTAAAAAATATTTCGTTAGGATCTAATACTGCCATTGTTGTTTAATTTATTCTATTATAAATATTCGTTATTTAAACCTTTACGCTGGGAAAGTAGCTCCCGTTGGTAATACGTTAAAGTCTAAGTAAATGAATTCTGCTGTTTTAGTAGGTTGTAAGTAAATAGCACCTACTAATTGGTTTCTATCAATTACATCCGGAGTATTATTGCTATCATCCATTACTACTTTGAAAGCATATAAACCTTGTCTTTGTTGAACTGTTTCTAGATATGGGTTTACTGCTGCTAAGAAATTATTTCTTGTAGCTGCTGTGTTTTGTTCAAATACTAATGTTTGAGCAACTTGTCCAATGTAAGATTTAAGAGCAATTAATAATCTTCTAACATTTACTCTATCAAGCGCGGAAGCTTGTTTTTGTAATGTTTTCTGACCGTATACTACTGTTCCTGTTCCTGGGAATGATGCAATTGGGTTGATATTTGCTTCATATAAAGTATCTCTATTACCTTGAGATAATTTTCTTTCAGGGCGAATTACGTTAGTTAATCCTCCTCTGTTGATACCCGCTGGAGCAAACCATGGCTCGCTTACACTGTCGTTAAATGCGTAAACTCCCCCCATCATTGTTGATGCTGGTACGAAAACATTTTTACCTGAATCTGGTTCGAATGTTTGTAACCAAGGCCAGTACATAGCTGCATATGAAGTATTTCTAGCATCACCTTGAGCTGTTGCATTAGCAATAGTTGAACCATATACTACAGGATCTAAAACATAAAGATTATCTCCTCTAGTTTGTGTATTGTTTATTGCTGCTGTAGTTTGTGATGGGTGAACTTTATCAAATAATCCAGGTGTTAATAAAGCATTAAATTGGTAATCATCTTGGTTTGATAATAAATTAATCATATCAGTATAATCACTACCAATTAAACCTTGAGTTACACCTGTAACACCTCCTGAACTAGTACCTGCTTTTTCATAGTAATTACCACCACCAGGGTATATTGAGATGTTTTTACCTTCACCACCACTAAATGAACCATTATTAGAACCTGAACCTAATGCTGGGATAGAACCTGTAAAGTTAGATTTTGGATCACCACCATTATTTAAATAATTTGGGGTTGCACTACCTACAGATTTTACTCTTACATATCTAGAAGCATTAGGATATGAACCTGAAATTTCTAAATAGTTTTCTGTTGAATTATAGTTATATCTAGTATCACCTATTACTCTAGAAATAAAGTTATCCGAGTTAGGATCTAATGATAAATTATTCCATGTTTCTAAAACAATAGGGTTATCATTTCTATCATCACCTCTTCTAATTACTAATGAGAAAGTACCAGCAGATTCGTTACGAGCAACTACTTGCCATCTTACGTTATCTACTGAGCCAGAGTCTAATGAACCTGAAGTAACTGAACTAGTATTGTTAAAAATAACACCTTTATCAATAGCTTCTAAAGTAAATGAAGTACCATTACTAGAACTATCAGCAACTTCTGCTTCAGCATAATCCCATGCTGTAAGTGAGCCTGATACTACTCTAGTAACTAATAAAGTGTTACCACCATTGTTAAAGTAATTATAAGCAGCAATTGAAGTAAAATAAGTATATACTTCACTACCACTATCAAATGTAGTTCCAAATCTGTTTTGATAATCACTATAAGATGTAACTACTGTAGGTACTTCTACAGGTCCTTTTACTGCGGGACCTACAAGAGCAGCTCCTACTTGAACTGGCTGCTGTGTGATAAATGACTGGTCATTCTCTCTTGCTAATACACCGGGTGATATTAATGTTTCTGCCATTGTGTTAGAATTATTATTTTGTTATAAATATTCAAGAGAGAATCAAAAATTAATCTATTTTTGTAAATTCTCCTGTTTCTATGTTGATATTCCCATCCCCATATTTTTGTTGAAGATTTTCTCCTAGTTTACGACCTTTTTCACCTACTTCATCAATTGAAGATTTTAGTTTATCTTTTTCTAATTCAAGAGCTAAAATTTGATATTCTATTTGACCTAATTGTGTTACAACACTTTGTTCTAATTGTTGAATATCTTTAATGATTTGGTGTTCTTCTTTAGTTAATAACACTTTTTCCATGTTTATAAATATTATATTATTTTTTGTTATTTAATAATTTTTTTACTTCAGTAAATACTTTATTGGGGTGGATTGATTTTTGACATATATGTTGTTTATCAGTTCCTTTCCAAATAGGGCACCAATTCCAATCACCAGCATCAAATTTAAAATTAGGATTTACCCAACAAGAGTTACATACAGATTCATTACGTACTCTGGTTACTTTTGTTTGAAATTCATGTTCTTCTGAGGTAAAATTATTAATCATAACTGTACGTTTACCTAAAGCCCAATTAAACCAAGCTAACCCAGAACTAAGGCCTATAAAAGTTTCAGCATGTAATAAATAATTAGCTACTACATCGAAGGGTTGATTCCAAGAATTAATAGTATTTGGAATATCTAATTTATCTTTACTTAAAACAACAACTTTATAACCTGACTGGTTTAAAAGTTTAGTTAAAATTGTCCAGTACTTATAAGGCCATTCTTTACATCCTGCTGTGGATTGAGGGGAAATTACTACATATTTATCTTTAATTGGTTTAGCCTTTTTAAAAAAATTAATTCCATAGTTAACTTCTTTAAAATCTAATCCTAATATATCTGTAGCAGTTTGTTGTAATGGGAACAAATTTACTTGGTTTGGGTGTAAATTTTTATCATTCCAAAAACCATTTTCTCCTCTAAACCATCCAATTTTATATTTAGCTCTAATACCTTGAACAGATTCACCTGGGGTGGTAAATTCAATGTTTTTATATGCTTCTAACCCCTCAAACCAATCATTATGGAAGGTAGATACTACTACTTTACAGTTATGTTTTTTAGCGAATTCTACAACATAAGGGGTCCATGCTAAAGTATCACCTATAGAACTAGATTCAAGAGATATTAATACTTTTTCACCTGTTAGATCTAAAGTATCTACAATTTCACCATTAACTTTAATAATCCATTTAGTATAATATTCTCTTCCACAAGAAGTCCACATAGTATTACTAAAAATAGTTTTATTAGTATTAGCATCAATAAATTCTATTAAATATTGTTTATCTTCATCACCTAAAATTTCAACTTTAGGACCTTCTAAATACGAAATATGAATTTCATTAGGTTTAGGTGCTGGGAGAGTGTAGTTTTCTATAAATTCTTGGATAGTATTTTTACCAATTTCTGCTACACGATCCCAATTAAAATCTCTATGGATAATTTTAGCTTCTTCTACAGCACGTTTTTTATGATCTGTATAATTTTCAAAAGCATCACGCATTACACGAGCTAAATCTTCAAAATCAGGTTCATAATAATTTCCAGGCACATGGTTACTTTCTAACATTTTAGCATACCTAGAGTATGTATTATTACTAGTAGGTCTTTCACCTAATATTTTTACGGGAAGTCCTTTTCCTTTAGCAAATTCCATTTGAGCAGAACATGATGAGTATATAGAAGGGGTACCACAGGCCATTGCTTCAATTAAAGGTAAATTCCATCCTTCTGCTCTAGCACATGATAAAAACACATGACCATTTTTTAAATATGTAATATAATCTTCTCGTGATGGGAAATGTTTAATTTTTAGTCGGGGATCTTCTAAATTAAATCCTTTAAGTCTATCTTCAGTTGTTTCAAAACCATCAATGTCTTTACCCCACATATTATCAATAGATAATATAAGATCAATTGGTTCTTCAGGTTTAAACTCTTTAAGGAAAGCTTCAATGATTTCTTTAGTAGATTTTCTATAGTCCCAACGACCAAATAAAATAAATTTAAATCTACCATCTACGTAATCTAATGTGGTTTGGGGGTCTTCTGGGAAGAAAGTATCAACATCAACTCCTTCAGGTACAACTTTTACTTTATTAGGATCGGCACCTTGTTCAATAGTACATTGGGCTTGCCAATTTGAAGGAACCCATAATTGGTCAAATTCACACCATTTATTAAAAAATCCTTCAGGTTGTCTTGTAGATTCCCACACATTAAACCCTATTTTAGGACCCTGGTAATTATGGTAAAAGTAATGGTGATTTGTTTCTGCTAATATTAAATTAATATTATGGTTAAAATTTTCACCATAATTACTATATATTTCTTTATCTATTAACTGGTGGTTGTTATCAAAAACTGTTTGGGTTGAAAGGATTTTTTTATCTTGGTCTGTAAGATATTCTTCACCATTATGAGGTTCATCACTTATACCATCCCAACTATTACCAACAGTAAAGTTTCTAAATTTTAATGGGAAGTAGTTTGAAATACCTCTAAAGAAATCACGAGTGTGGTTGTTGTATCCAGTTGTACCTACATAAGGACCATGCCCATATATTTTTGGTTGTTTCATATATAACTTTATAATTTTAGTTGTAACTAAATGTATGAAGGGGGGACTAGCCCCCCTACTTACTTTTTATTTTTTATAAACTGCTTTTTCTAAAGCTTCTACTCTTTCAAGTAGTTCTTTATTTGATTGAATTAATACTGCTACTAATTTATCGTATTTAACAGCTTTATATCCATTTTTTCTAGTAGTTACTAGTTCTGGGAACTGGGATTCAATTTCTTGGGCTATTACACCAATTTCAGTACCGGTTTTACCACTAACTTCATTCCAATCGAATGTATAACCTCCTAATTGAGATAATTTTGCTGAAGCAGATATAATAGGTTTAATATTTTCTTTTAATCTCTTATCTGAAGAATAATAAGCAATAATATCACCACCTACTCTTAATTCTTGAGCTGTAGTACCTGTTACATAATCTAATTCGTTAGCACCATCTCTATATATGGTATTCCCGGATCCATCCGCCATAATAACGCGGTATGCTGTATTGGCAGCAGCTGATGTAATACTAAAGCTGTTACCTGATGAACCTGAAGTTCCTGAAGAACCTGATGAACCATTGTTACCATTGTTACCATTGTTTCCTGAGTTTCCTGAGCTACCTGAAGTACCTGATGAACCACTTGAACCATCGTTACCATCGTTACCATTGTTTCCGCTGTTACCCGAGCTACCTGAAGTACCTGATGAACCACTTGAACCATCGTTACCATCGTTACCATCGTTTCCTGAGTTTCCTGAAGTACCTGAAGAGCCTGATGAGCCTGAGTTTCCTGAAGTACCTGATGAACCACTTGAACCATCGTTACCATCGTTTCCTGAGTTTCCTGAAGTACCTGATGAACCACTTGAACCATCGTTACCATCGTTACCATCGTTTCCTGAGTTTCCTGAAGTACCTGATGAACCTGATGAGCCTGAGTTTCCTGAAGTACCTGATGAACCTGATGAGCCTGAGTTTCCTGAAGTACCTGAGCTACCTGAGCTACCTGAGTTTCCTGATGAGCCTGAAGTACCTGAGCTACCTGAGGTACCTGATGAACCTGATGAGCCTGAAGTACCAGAATTACCTGAAACACCTGATGAACCTGATGTACCAGATGAACCTGATGAACCTGAATTACCTGAACTACCAGAAGTACCTGAGCTGCCTGATGTACCTGAAGAACCTGAAGAACCTGATGAACCATTGTTACCATTGTTTCCTGAGTTTCCTGAGCTGCCTGATGTACCTGAAGAACCTGATGAACCATTGTTACCATTGTTT